GGCGTTTGCCTATCTCAGCGTTCTTCCAAAAACATTATGATAGAGCCTCTGTGCCGAATATGCAGACGCACGAATTGGAATTGTGGAACAGTTTTAGTTATTGGCCTAGCGTTACTTGCTTCGATTGGTTGGATGGTGTAAACGGAAAATACCTAGGTCTAGATAAAAAATTCTACCATGGAAAATATTTATTTACGATTGATTGGGGCCATCCAGACGTTAATATTTTGGATACTGAACATTCTGAAATACCTCAAGAACATAAGTGTGCGCATATATTGGCTCTTAATAACGGTAATTTTGCAGCTCAACCTAATAATCGTATTCTTTGGCACATTAATAGTTATACCACTGATAACAGTTGGCCAGATTACAAAGTCCAAACTACATACTGGGATGCTGAAGATAACGACATGGTTACAGAAGACAGTGATAAAATGTTCTATAAAATGGAAGAAAAAAAATGATTGATTACTGGTTATATAAATTTTTTGGGGCTCTAGACAAAGTTAGTTCGATGGTTGATAATATTATCCAACATATGAGTGAGATAAAAATGAACTATTATTTTACAGGTGCATTAATTATTATGTTAGTGGTTTTAGCTTTCTGTGGGGGTCCAGGTGTCCAATAAACCACTTAACATCGGAGAAGAGGCAAGGGTGCAGATGCCGATGAAGACGGTTGCTAGCTTAATCGTGCTTGTTGCAATGGGCGTGTTCGCTTACACGGAGCTAACTGCGAGGTTGGTATCGTTAGAGACATCACGTGAGTTGTTTGAAAATGATTTGTTAAAACGAAGTGAACAAGTACCCATTGATCAGGAGCAACATTTTTTAATCGAGGATCTTTATAAGTCTGTAGAAAAAATGGAAGAAACTCAAGAGATGAACATGACCAATAAAGTTAATATCGAGTTTTTAAGAGAGCAACTAGATCAAGCATTGTCTGATATTGAAGTTCTTAAAGACAAAGTTAGAGCAAATGGGAGTCATCAATGACAGAGATGGTTATAGCTTTACTTATGATAATCAATGGGGAGATCAAGGAGGCACGTATCCAAACTTCAATGTCTGAATGTCTCAAAGGGTCTCGTATAGCAAAACGTCAGTTAAAACTAGATGGCAAAGTTAAATACCAGTGCATAAAGTCAATGGCTGAGTTAGAGTTAAACATAGATGGATCTAAATCAATAAAAAAACTTATACTTAAATAATGAATAATTATTTCGATATTACAAATTTAATTTTACATAAACCTAAATTTTTATCAGAAGAACAATGTGATTTTTTAATTAAATATTATGAAGATAATAAAGAAAGAAAAAATAGAGAACATTGTCCTCACGCTGAGTCTGGTATTGATACTTACTCTACTTTTGATGTTATAGATATTTTATATGGAACTAAAGAAAGTAATTTGGTTTCATCATCTATTGAAAAGATGATAAATATGTGGCAAGATTATACGGATGAATTTAAAATGTTTCATAAATGGAAAAGAAGAAGCATGTTATATTCACATAAACTTCGATTAATGAAATATAAAACAGGAGCTAAAATACACCCCCATGTTGACCATGCCCCTCATGTTTATGGATCTTGCACATTTAATCTTAATGAAAATTATGAGGGAGGAGATTTTGTTTTTTTTAGAGGAAAGAAAAAAATAAAATTAAAAAAAGGAGATGCTTTAATATTTCCTGCAAATTATTTTTGGGTGCATGAAGTAGAACCTATAACAAAAGGTGAAAGATATAGCACAAATTGTTTCTTACAAGATTTACCTTCTACAGTAATTGAAGAAGAAGAAAATATAAGAAATAATTTAATAAACAATTATGTGTTCAACGAAAAGGATGGTAACCAATTTAAAATAAAATATTAATATGAATTTATCACGTAATTTTACCCTTCAAGAACTAATTAAATCTGACACAGCTGTTAGGTTAGATATTAATAACAACCCTAATGCAGGTCAGATAGAAAAATTAAAAGCATTGTGTGAAAATATTTTACAGCCAGTACGTGATCATTTTGGCAGGGTTAAAGTGACGAGTGGTTTCCGTAGCGAACAATTGTGTATAAAAATAGGTAGCTCTGTAAATTCACAACATGCTAAGGCTGAGGCGGCAGACTTCGAAGTAATGGGCACAGACAACGCTGAGCTAGCTGATTGGATTAACAAGAACCTAAACTATGACCAGTTAATACTTGAATTCTATGATCCAAGTGAACCAAACAGTGGATGGATACATTGTAGCTATATACCTGAAGGTGGTAGAAAACAATTCTTGCACGCGTATAAATTTGAAGGTAAAACTAAATATAAACCCATAATAGGAAAGGCTAAGGATCTAATATAATGCCAATAGGAAGATCACAAATAAGAAAACAAGTTGAAGGTAAACTAAGAGGCGCGAGAGATGAAAAAAAGAAGAAAAAACGTGTCATCGCCAAATTATATAGCAAAAAGTCTAAGGTCTTCAAAGTTTAATCAAAAAGTGATACAATCCAAGAAATTGTACAACCGTAAAAAGGATAATAATGGCGACTTCAGGGACTACTAGTTTTGATTTATCTATAGAAGAAATAATTCAAGAGGCTTACGAAAGATGTGGTATGACTACAACTAGTGGTCATAGTCTTAAATCTGCAAGAATAAGCTTAAACTTGTTATTTGCTGAATGGGCTAATAGAGGTATACATCTGTGGAAGGTTGCTCTCCATGAAAATGCGTTAGTTTCTGGTCAAGCAGAATATAGTGTTAGTGCACCTGTTAGTGATGTATTAGAGGCTTATATATCTTCAACAGCAGCAGCTTCTGATGGTGCTAACACACAAGACGTATCTTTAACTAAAATAGATAGATCTGCGTATGCTGCACTTCCTAATAAATTAGCTACTGGACAACCATCTCAATATTATGTTGAAAGAGAAACAACACCTAAAATATACCTTTATCAAGCACCAGATTTAAATACTTATACAACTTTAAAATATTATGTAATTAAAAGAATTGAAGACGCAGGTGCTTATACAAATGA